AATATAAGAATGGGCAACTTCACAGCTCCAACTGTGCTGGGCGTAGATGTAGGACAAATGCTTTCCAGCGACCTATCCATTTCTATCCTAACTTCTTGGAGTTAATTATGAGCGATCTATCACCAGAGAATCTGGCCTTTCTAGAACTGATCGGCCAAGTTATACCAGCACCAGCAGCTCCTAAAGCTGCACCAAAGCCAGTCACACCAGCAGCAGACACAACAGAAGGAGCTAATTAAATGGCAATTTTTTACCAAAATAACGCGGGATTTCAGATCCAAGTTTCATCATCTTATGTGGATTTAACCAACCACGTTCAGTCAATCACCATCAACCGCCAATTCGATGAACTCGATGTAACGGCTATGGGCAACACAGGACATTCATTTGTCGCTGGTTTAGAATCATCAACCATTCAGGTTGATTTTCTCAACGACACAGCTACGGCATCTGTTCTACAAACTCTTAACACACTCGTTGGAACAAACGCAGCATTTAAGATTTGTCAGACAACTGTTGCAGGCACACCATCAACTGCGACTATTTCTGCAACTAACCCTCTCTACACAGGTTTGGTCTTGGTCAACAAGCTCACACCAGTAGCAGGAAAGGTCGGAGATGTAGCAATGCAGTCACTTACATTCACAGTATCAGGAGCAATTACAGTCGCTTCTACAGGTACTTGGTAATAACTAACCGATAGAAAAGGGGCAACAAAATGGCACGACTACAGATCAAGCTAGTTTCAGGAGAAGTCAGCGATCACAGGATCACACCTTCTATTGAATATGCGTTTGAACAATGGGCGAAAAAGGGCTTCTCCAAGGCTTTTGCTGAGGACGCTAAGCAAGAACACATATTTTATCTAGCGTGGGAGTGCTTAAAAAGAAGTGGCGAGATGAATCCAATTCCTACATTTGGGGCTGGGTTCATCGACCTACTGGACGAAGTCAAGGTGTTGGACGATCTCCCAAACGCCTAGGGCGGGACACAGTTCACTACCTAGTCGCGCAAGTGGCTGTAGAAACTGGAATCTCGCCTAACGATTTATTGGAATGCGATGAGCAGATGTTCAGCGCAATCTTGGAAGTATTAACTGAGAGAGCGAAAGCGGTGCAGAATGCCAGTCGTAGTAACAGGGCTTAAAGAAGCTCAAAAGGCTATGCGCTCACTCCAGCCCGATCTTGAAAAAAACCTTAAAGTAGAGATCAAGGCTTCTCTGTTGCCGATCGTAAAAAAAGCCAGAGGTTATGTGCCTACATCCATTTCAGGTCTATCTAATTGGCTTACATTTGAAGGCCGCTTTCCACGTTTTAACCCACCTCTAGTCAAGCGCGGAATCAAATCTGAGGTATTTCCTACTCGTCACAAAGGGTCAGGGTTTATCTCATTGGTGCGCGTTGTCAATGCCACAGCTGCGGGTGCAATCTTTGAAACAGCTGGTCGTAAAAGTGGCAGTAAAGGTCAGCCATGGGATCGCAATTCAAGCTCTCATGGTTATTCACATTCCATCAACCCAAACGCAGGTGCATGGTTTATTAACCAAATAGGCAATAAAGGCACAATGACTGGCGAAGGCGCAAGGCGTGGTCGTTTGATCTATCGAGCGTTTGCTGAAGATCAAGGCAAGATTCAGGTACACATATTGGCTGCTATTAACAGGACTTCTGCCCTATCCAAACGGCGCGTAGATGCTGCTAAAGCGTTTAGGAGAGCCGCCTAATGGTCGCTAAGACATCCATTTATTATGACATCGTTACAGAGTTTCAAAACAAAGGTGCAAAGCAAGCCCAGCAAAGCATGGGGCTACTTGAAAAGTCTGCTAACAGTCTAGGCAAAAAACTAGCTGCTACTTTTGGTGCTGCTGCCCTATTAAAGTTTGGCAAAGATGCTGTCCACATGGCAGCAGAAGAAAACAGACAATTTGCAATTCTTGGCAATACGCTGAACAACTTAGGACTCGGTTTTGCCGCTGTCAGCTCACGCACCTTTATTGAAAATCTAGCCTTGGCTTCTGGCGTTGCCAATGACGTGCTGACACCTGCTTATCAAAAACTTCTCATCGCTACTGGCAACGTCATTCAAAGCCAAAAAGATTTACAGACAGCCATGGATGTATCTATGGCCACGGGCAAGGATCTCGATGCTGTTACAACAGCAATTTCTAAAGGTTACTTAGGAAACACCACGGCACTCTCCCGCCTAGGCGCAGGGCTAGATAAAACGCTATTAAAGACTGGCAACATGGATGCCATAATGAGAAAGCTCTCAGCTACCTTTGCTGGCTCTACAGCCACATCTGTAGATACTGCCGCTGGCTCTATGGCTCGTATTACAGAAGCTACACGTCAAGCTACTGAGGCTATTGGTAACGGCCTTATCGGAGCGTTCACAAGCCTTACAGCTGGTGGGTCTATTACAAACGCGATCAACGACATCGTTAAGTTTGGTACAACCATTGGTAACGCGATCAAACAAATCGGCGACATTATTGCGGCCATTAAACGGATGCCTATTGTCGGTTCAATTCTAAACTCTGCGTTCAAAGAACTGTTTAATACAAACCCTCTTATTAAAGTAGTAACTGTATTGAGCAAAATGCAAACCAATAAGAATGCTCCATCTGCTTTGTCAGCTGGTGAATTGACCGGACAATCTATGTTGGCTACTGCCGCACAAACAAAGGTCACAGCACAAAGGCTGGCCGATGCTAAGTCCACGGCCAATATCCTTGCAAATACAAAGAAAACTACAGCTGAACTTAAACTACAAAATCAGTTAAAGATCCTTGGAGATCCTTCTACCAATCTTCAAAAGGCTGAACTACTTGCAGCTCTTCAAAAAGACATAAGCGCATCGGCTAGGGATCAGCTCAACATCCAGCTTCTTCTTCTCAATGCCACAACTCAAACAGGGGCAGCTCTTCAAAAGAGCGTGGATGACGCAACAATTCTTACGCAAAAAGCCTTAATTGCTCAGGGTCAAGTAATGCTCATAGATGGCTCAATCGTTGATTTGGCTACTGCCAAAAACCCATTTGAAGGCTGGGATCAGTATGTTCAAGATGCTCTCAATGCTATCCTTAAATTAAAGAAGGAAATGCAAAATCTCAATTTTGTATATCCAACAGCCCCACCAACAGGTCTATCAGCTGCGGATTTATACAACACAAATCCATACAACATTGCTCCATACACGGATCAAAATACATTTTCTTATCCTTCTGCCCCGCCTACTGGTCTTTCATCTTCTAGCTTCTATTCACCAGTCAGCCTGAATATAACCTTAGATAAAGGCTTAATTATTGACACCACAAACGCTGCAAGTGCAGCTGGATCACAAGTCACCATCAACCGCAACCAGAATCAGTTTGTGTAATGTCATATCAAGCCAATGGAGTGACTGTCAATGTCAGCGTTGATTTTAGTACAGGTGCTTCATTTGGCTATTCATTTATTTTGGATGACCCTGCCCATGGCGTTTTGGGTCAAAACGTCCTAGCCGATGCAGCTTCTAATGTGGTGGATGTATCTAACCAAGTGGGCAAAATAAACATTAAAGGTGGCTACAACCTATTTCAAGATCAATTCCAAGCAGCTACCGCCAAGATCAGGATTTACGATCAGACAGGTAATTGGAATCCACAAAATGTTAGTAGCCCTTATTATCCAAACCTTGTACCTATGCGCAAGATCCGTGTATCAGCTTCTTATGCTGGCAATACCTATTACCTTTTTAGCGGCTATATCACGGCGTACAACTACACCTACCCTACCGATCAGGTCATCGCTTATCTGGACATAGAAGCATCCGATGGCTTTAGGCTCATGCAGCTTGCCAACGTCACTACCTTGGCTGGCACTCCATCGGGTCAAGACACAGGTACTCGCATTAATACCATTTTGACAGACATTGCATGGCCATCAAATCTTCGTCAAATCGAAACAGGCGGCACAGAATCTATCTGTCAAGCAGACCCAGCAACAGCCCGCACAGCTCTCCAAGCCATCAAAAACGTGGAGTTCACAGAGCAGGGTGCGTTTTACATGAACGGCGAAGGCAACGCTGTATTTAGATCCCGTCAATACATTATGAAGAAAAACGGCAAAAATCCAACTGTCTATTCAAACGATGGATCAGGCATTAACTACGCAGGTATCACCTTTGCCAATGACGATAAAACGATCATCAACGATGCCATCATTACTAACGTGGGCGGCACAGCGCAAGAGTCCTACAATCAGGCTTCTATTGACAAGTATTTTCAGCATTCGATCAACCAGAACAATCTAGTCGGACTGACTGACAGCGATGCCCTCAATATCGCTCGGATCTATGTGGCCAGCCGCGCTACAAACTCCATCCGTATTGACTCGATCACATTGGATCTCAATACGCTCACCTATGCGGCAGGTATTACAGCTGCTCTAACTACCGACTATTTCGACACCATGGCCATAACCAATGTGGGTCAAGGCGGGACAGTCATTCAAAAGACCCTGCAAAACCTAGGTCAGTCCTATGAAATAACACCTAACACATTTGACGTGACACTAACGACTGGTCAGCCAATCGTTGCTGGATTTATCTTAAACTCAACAATCTACGGGGTAATCGGCGATCCGCTCGGTGAGTCCGTTTTGGCATACTAAGGAGAAAGCATGACCGCTAACGCTGGTTATCACGCATACGCCACAGGTGACGTTCTCACCGCGGCACAAGTTCAATACAACCTGCAAAATCAAACTGTTATGTATTTTGCTGACACAACGGCACGAGATGCTGCCCTTACGGGTGCAATTTTGGTCGAGGGCATGGTGTCTTATACGCCTGCTACGGGGCTTATGTATTACAACGGGTCTGCTTGGACTGCTGTTGGTGGGTCTGGATCAACGCAAACGCTTTTACAAAATCCAGTTCTCAATTCCGCTTTTCAAGTATGGCAACGAGGTACATCGTTTAATACAGCTAGTGCCTACACAGCAGATCGTTGGCAACAATACTCCAACGCTGCTGAAACTGTTGCAAGATATACAACCAATGACACGACAAACTTGCCAAACATTCAATACTGTGCGCGTGTTCAAAGAAATAGTGGATCTTCATCAACTTCTGCTATTGCTTTAGATCAAAGTTTTGAAACAATCAATTCAATTCCTTTTGTTGGAAAAACAGTTACTTTTAGTTATTATGCAAGGGCGGGTGCTAATTTTTCAAGTGCATCTAACATATTGAATGCTCAACTAATTAGTGGTACTGGAACAGATCAAAACCTTATAACAGGTTATACTGGTCAAACTAACGTAATTAGCACCACAAACACATTGACTTCTACATGGCAAAGATTTACTGCCTCTGCGACTGTCCCTACTTCTAGCACCCAAATTGGTATTCGATTTTATTATGTTCCAACAGGAACTGCGGGTGCTAACGATTATTTCGAAGTGACAGGTGTTCAATTAGATGTGGGTTCTACCGCTACACCTTTTAGAACATTTAGCACAACTATTGAAGGTGAATTAGCCGCTTGTCAAAGGTATTATTATCGCGCCACGACTGGAAATGCTTACGGAAATATATCCATGGGCTTCACAACGGCTTCAACTAACGTTCAAGCCAGTTTTCCTTTTCCAGTATCTATGCGGGTAATTCCAACAGCAGTAGATTATGCAACACCCAGCACTTTGCGAGCAACCGATCAAGTTAGTGGTTATCCCTTTAGCTCAATTTCTTTATTAGGCGCAACTACTTCTACGTTTGGAATTGCTGAATGTGTCACTTCTGGGATGACTTCTGGTCGCCCATATTTTATCGGTGGTAATGGTAGTTCAACAGCCTACATTGGCTTTACAGCGGAGTTATAAATGAAAATTACAAAAATTATAGATTCTATGGATATTGAACAAATAGTCATAGATAACGAAAATGGAACATTTGTATCCATGTCAAAAGAAACTTATGATGCGCAACAAGCAGAATTAGCACCTAAAAAGACTAAATGATTCAAGAAGTCATATCCAAGGCAGTCAGTCATGTCGGATACAAAGAAGGTGTCAATAACGACAACATCTTTGCTGGCATTACTGGCCAAGCCAATCATCAACCATGGTGCGCCACCTTTGTCTGCGCCGTGTTCAAAGAGGCTGGTTATCCCAAACTGATCGTCAATTCAGCGGCAGTCAGCGCATTCGAAGTGTGGGCACAAGCAGCCAAGATCGTCTATCGACCAGAGCAAGCCAAGCGCGGTGATCTTATAATCTTCGATTTTGCCAAGACAGGCCATGGCGATCACATCGGCATAGCAATACATGATTTTGATCCAGTCCATCAAACTATTCAGACGATCGAAGGCAACACGTCTGATGGCAATAACACCAATGGAGATGGTGTGTATAAACGCACACGTTCAATCTCATTGGTAAGGGCAGCGATCCGTCCAGCCTACAAGGAGCAATAAATGAAAAAACAACTACTATCCGCGCTAGCCTCATACGCTCGCACAGCTGCATCATCTGTTTTAGGTGCATACATCGCAGGTCAGACCAACCCAAAGCTACTGATTTCACTAGCAGGTGCTTCTGTGGCCGGCCCTCTTTTACGCGCCCTTAACCCGAAGGACAGCGCATTTGGAGTAGCTGCTAAATAATGAAAACGACCGACTGGGCTGCACTTATCGTTTCAGCCGTAACTATTATCACGGCGTTCGCAGGTGCAGTCCGTTGGTTAGTTAAGCACTATCTCTCAGAGCTAAAGCCCAATTCTGGGCAGTCGATGTCAGATCGTCTTGCCTCTGTCGAACATCAGGTTTATCAAATCTACGAGTTATTGCTGGAGATGAAACTACGCGACTAGCAGGCTGGCTCAAATAATCCTTATTGGCTTCATATAGATCGACCGCAGCTTGAACCTGCTCCAAAAGCATTGCCACATCTCTACCCATGACTGTTATCTGAAACTGAATGTCGGTGGCATCTGAGACAATCAAAAGGTCGCCTTCATTGGCAATATCAGGGTGCTCGCCGTAGTTATAGAGCTTCAATCGGCTGTGTGTTTTAGCTTCACTCTTTACAGTAACTCTCGACATCGGGTTCATAGTTTTAGCCTTTCGAGGAAGGCTGAACGGCGTGTCGAATGCTATGTACTTGACTCAGCTTTGTGCCTAAGTCACCATTCTGGGGTAACACTCGCCGTCACAGCGGAAGGCCTTACACAGTAGAGAACGGGTCAAAATCGGTAAATAGCCGAATAACTCTTACTCTCTACATTATGTAAAGTAACTTCTGCTCTGACCTTAACAGGTAAGGGCAACATGAACATAACAATCAACCTAGGGACAGCACTCATTCTTGGCGCAGTCCTTTTCTGCTGGACTATGTACACATACTCAACTGGCTTCAAAGAAGGCCAGAGAGTCGGCTATCACCGCGGCCGTTCTATCAACTTTCGCAGCTTGGCTGACAAAGAATGATCCGCCGCGCATTGAATGGAATCTGGTGTGACTACTGCAAGTCACGCTACGGAAAAAACAAAGATGGATCATGGCATGAAAACGCTATGGCACAGGCAACTGTCACGATCGTATCCACTCTCCCACAATCCAAGGGCGTCACCCGAAGCTATTGCCGCAAGTGTTTAGACGATGTACAGAATTGGCCAGACGGCACGATCTTTGACATTCCAGCACAGATTAGAGCTGCGGAGTCCATGAATGTTTGATCTATCTAACTACATGACAGCTGAGGAGCGCATAGCTCTACAAGCTGCTGACAACAAAGACTTTCGCTACGCCACAGAAGAACAATTTATTACCGATCCCAAGGGCGTTCTCTGGATTATTGTCAAGGCTTTTATCTGGCGCACAGAAGCAGATCCTTGCTACTGGGTTTCAGGGTTAGCTGCCGAGCGTATGGATACACCTTTTGCAACTGAGAAGGCAGAAACATCGGCATACGCCAGAGCGATTACAAATACTGGCATCCAAAAATACTCCACGACTAAGACAGGTGTAGTAGCTCCACGTCCTAACCGCGAGGAGATGGAGCGAGTTGCAGAAAAGCCTGTCGTACGCCATCAAGCCGAGATAGACAACTGGGAGCAGATCCTTAACTCCAAGCCAGAGGGCATCACTACCCTGTCAGAAGGCGTAGAACTGGTTACAAAGGACTTAGGATCATCTGCCATACCCGCAGAGTGCAAACATGGCCGAATGAACCGCAAAACGGGTGTGAACGCTAAAGGCTCTTATTCTGGCTGGGTCTGCCCACATCCAATCCGCGAAGAACAATGCAAAGCGATCTGGGCAAAATGAGCGAGGCATACTTTCCAGACGGCCGAGTCCTAGTCATCTCAGATGATGGCGACATGATGGTTGAACGCTGGGTGCATTGTGACGGCTGCGATAAACCCACGCCCAAATCCAAGCTCGAAAACGAAATCGTCAATGGCGAGGTGATGTGGTGGTTATGTCCGATGTGCAGTACATCAAAGTCACACTAACTCGTGAACAGGAAATTGAAGCGCACAGGATTGGCTTTAAGCGCGCTCAGTATAACTACTGGCAGGCAGATAGCCCTAAGCGTTTTGATACACGGCTTAACTTCCACGATTTCGTTACTCAACAAGCTGAATCGGTTGCTTCTGAAATGGCTGTTGCGA